CAAGATCATCGGCGGCGCCCACATGCGCTACGACACCAGAGCGCGCGTCGCCGCCGGCATTAAAGTGATCCTGCAACGCGGCTTGCGCTGGCACCGCCGCAACGATACCTGGCATCCAAATCATGATCATCCGAACCTACTCTTGCCTGAATAGACGCTGCCAGGTCACCTTTGACAGCGAGCTCGATCACCCGCCGTGCCCGCACTGCTTAGGCCTGCGCGTGCAATGGATCCCGCGCGGCTTCGGCATCAAGTCTGATCGAACCACCCAGATCGACAAGACCGCGAAAAACCTGGCCGGCGATTTCGGCATGAGTAATTTTCGCACGCCGCAAGCCGGTCAAAGTGCCAGCAAAGGCCCGCCGCAACCAACCGCTACAGGTCGCAACGTGTTCGAACCACAGCCGGGCTGGCGCATCAGTTTGCCCGACAGCGCCCTGCAAGGCGGCGGCCACGCCGTGTGCGCGCCGACCGGCGTCACTGCCAAAATCAAGGTGGATCCCAACCAAGGCGCGCTGAAAGCCGACCCGCGTATCGATATGCGTTCAGTCACCAGGATCGAAGCCTCGCATCGGAGCAACAAATGATCATCCCGCGCAGCGATCCGTTCCGCAACGACAAGGTTCTCGAAATCCGCGACGCCTGCACCGTGTCACGGGTCGAGCGCCAGGAACTTTATTTGAAACGCCGAAAATATTTCATGTTCGGCTCCGACGATTATCGCCAGGTGCGCTACAACCGCCTGGCCGCGCATACCGACCTGGTCGCAAGTTTTCTTTATTCCGCCGATCACGCCAAATATACGCTCGCTCCGCCGCGCAACGCACAGCCCTTGGTCGAGCAGCAGGCGCTGGCGCTGCAAGACCATTGGAATGTCCAGTTCCGCGACAGCGGGCTCGCTTACATGTACGCCGGCGCCGTGCTGTGGTCGCTCATTTACGACAGCATGTATCTCAAAGTCGGGTGGAACGACGAGCGCGAGCGGCTCACTGGCACGCTCGTGCAGCCGCATCAGTTCGGCGTCTATGACGAGCGCGAGCCCGACCTCGACAGCCAGCAGGCCTTCGTCCACATCTATCGACTGCCCTACGACAATGCGGTGTTGCGGCTTTATCGCGCCGGCATGCGCGATCGCGTCGACGAGCTCGGCGTTGCAGTGGGTAGCGTCATCGAGGACATGCCGCCGGTGCTCAAGCAACTTTTAATAACCCAGACCGGCGGCCAAAATCTAAGCGGCAATATGATGGGCCAGGCGCCGCTCGATATTCAGCCGGTGATCCTGTACGAGCCGAAATCAAATATCCCGACGGTGGAGTTTCAGGAGCTGTGGGTGTGGGACGACGTCAACGAGGACTACGCGCAATTCATCATCGCCGATCCGGATATTATTTTGACCGACAGCCGCCAATCGATCGCTAAACGTAGTGGCACAAAGAAAAACGGCTCCAAGCAAGTCGAGCCGCTGTCGGCATCCAATGAATTCCTGCCGCAGGAGCACCCGTTCGTCGCGGTGACGCCTTACGAGCTCCCCGATTATTCCTACGGCGAGGCGCACAGCGAGCGCTTAATCCCATTACAGAACTGGACCAGCGAGCGGCTCGATCAGATTGCCGAAATTTTGGAGATGCAGGTCGATCCCTCGAAAGTGTTTTCCGGCTTCATGGGATTGTCGGACGAGAAGGCCGGCGCCTTCGGCGGCCCCGGAACCTGGGTTCTCGACGCTCTACCTAATGCCAAAGTCGACAAGCAGCTGCCCCAGATGCCCGAGGATCTGTTCGCCGAGTTCAAGGAGATCGGCGAGATTTTTCTGGAAGCCTCGGGGCTGACGCAAACCATCACCGGACAATCGGCCGGCGGCGCCCGCGGCGGCAAGCAGAACAAACAAATGGTGACGACGGGTTCAGGCCGCATCAAGAAAACCGCGATCGCGCTCGAGCCGTCGCTGGTTCAGCTCGGTGACCTCGGCGTGAAATTAATCATGCGCAACGACGAGGAGGAATTGCAGCTGCCGGACGGCTCGAAATTCCTGCCGGCGCAGTTTGCCGCCGATCATTGGAATTTGCGCATCGCCGGGCACTCGCATAGCCCGCTGTTTGCCGACGACGCCCGCGACCTTGCCGCGCTTTTGTTCAAGGCGCAGGCGATCGACCGCGAAATGCTGGTGCGCTTGCTGTCGCCGCCGCAGGAGGATACGATCATCTCCGCGCTGCGCGAACGCGTCAAAGCGGAAGCGATGCAAGCGCGACTGAACCCGCCCCAAGCAAATCCTGCGGGGCGAAAGGCAAGAGGAGGCCAGCATGGCCCGACGCAGACGGCATAAACGGCGCGGACGGCGCTGATAAATGCGGTCGCGCGATCTGCGACGATGGCGATCGCGCGGCACAGGTAGAAAATTCTGACGAGCAACTTTTAGCCGCTCTTTCCTTTGACGGGGTCGGGGCGGCTCTTTTTTGATGTGTAAATTGAACGCGCTCCCCTAACGCCGTAAAAATTGCGAGCTTCACGCGGAGTATTTTGTGCCGCCACCCTTTGGCCCGCCTCAACCGGCAGTACCACCGACCACGCCAGGCGGCCCGATGCCACCGCGGCCGGCACTGCCGGGCAATCCGATGGGCGGCCCAAGCGGACCAGGCGCGCCACCGATGGCATCACCGGGCGGCGGCGCCGGCAACGAGGCCGCCACCGATGCGCTGGTGTCAGGCGTCATGCAAACTCTCTACAAGGCTCTGCAGGCTTATCCGCTGGGTTCAAAAAAACAGCAGGCCGTTCTAAACGCAGTGCGAGCGCTCACCGCAAATTTCGCCAAGCAGGAAGGTCAGGCCCTGGTGCCGTCGGCCATCCAGCAAATGGCGATGAATGCCAAACCATCGGGCCCGATGGCCAACGCTCCGATGCCGCCGATCGCGCCGGCGCCGCCACCGGGCGCGCCCGGACCCGGCGGACCAGGCGCACCCGAACTCGCAGCATAGAAAAAAATAGGAGTAACCAAAATGCCAGCCAAAGAACCGTTCCACCCGAAAGCCCGCGCGCCGTCGATCGAGCGCAAAACCAAGGACGGCCAGTTTCAGAACCCGCCGTCCTATCCGCAGCTCGGCGGTTTTTCCTCGTCCGGCAAAATGCCGGGCCACGACCGACCGCTCCAGCTGGAGAAAGGCGACCTGACCCGCAAGGGCAAGCCGATCTAATGCGCACCGGGAAACTCATCGGTGACGATCGCAAGGGCAGCGTGCATCGGCTTACCACGCTGCGCTCCGGCGCGATCGGCGATACCGGCGCCGGCAAGCGCGCCGCCGACATGTATGTCGATCCCTCGCCCTACATCTCGCTCGACGGCATCAAGCCGGACCGCGATCGCCAGCCGTTCGGCAATGTCATGGGCGCGCGCGACGAGAGCCACATCCAACATCGCACCCGCGGCAGCCACGGGCGCGGCTTCAAGAGCAGATAAATGGCCGACGAATTCGACAATATGCCGCAAGAAACCCTGCTCGAGCTCGGCAGGCTCGCGCTGCGGCTTTCGCGCAATGAAAAAACCCGGCGACCGTTCTTAAAACAAGTGAAAGAGGTGGCGCCCGGCTATCAGCTGCCCGGCGATCAACAAGTCGAGGATCTGCGCGCTGAGCTCGCCGAGGCCCGTGAGAAAGAACAGGCCGAACGCAAGTCGCGCGAGGTCACCAATCGGCTCGAGAAACAACGCGCCGGCCTGATCGACGGCACGCTGCTTGCCGGCCGCAGCTTCGACGACGCCACCGTCAAGGAAATCGAAGAAAAGATAATGACCAAGTACGGTATTTCGGATTACGAGGCCGGCGCCAAACTCTACCTGTCGGATTTCAAGCCGCCGCCGAACGCCAAGCCGAGCACCACCGCGACTTGGACCTTCCCCGACATTCCCGGCTTGAACGACGACCCGGCCAAAGCCGCGCGCGAGGCCGCGCATCAAGTCATCGACGAGTTCCGTCGCTAACAGGAGAGCACCATGCCGCAATTCGGATCCGGCATAATCCCGCAGCAAGGCGCGATAGCGAACGAGCTCGCCGCCATCACCCGGCGCGCGTTCTTGCCCAAAGTTTATATCCAGTTGTGGAAATCCACCCCGATCATGGCGGCGCTGCTTAGTCATGCGCAAGTTGCCAGCGGTGGTCTATCACCGATCACCGTGCCATTGCAGGGCAGTCCAATGGTCACGATCCAAAACGTCGGCTACGATGGCTCGTTCAACCAGCCGGGCGTGCTGCCGGGATTGCAAAACGCCGAATTCAATTTGAAGGGTTATTTGACTGCAATTCCTTTCTTGGGAATGGAAGGCCTGGTGCAGATCGACTACGCCGTGGTGCCGCTGATCGAAGCGCGCATGAACGACTCCACCAATGTCACGCTCGATCGCTTCGCCACCGACGTGTTCAATAATTTAACTAATAACGCGGCGATGATCGGATTGCCGGGCGCCATCGACGACAGTACTTTTTTGGCCACCTACGGCGGCGTGTCTCGCACATCGAACGTGTT